TCAATTTTCTTTATTATGACAGTAAACCGACTCATAATTGTCGTTGCAAATATTGATTTCTTGACACTACTGTATACTTGCAGGCAATAGTGTTCAAGTCCGTGTAAACTAGTTACTTGGACAGCGTACGCATAAGCTCCTGGTAATGGCTGACCCATGTCAGCAGCCAACTTGCCCCCTGGATCAAATGACCTCCTGTCTGGGACCCGTTCTATCCGGTGACTTAAGGAGAGCTCAGAGATCTCTTCAGATATGCCTCCTAAGCTGACGTGTGTATTCATAATGATATTAATACTACCCGGTTCAAGGCCCCATAACGTTGTGAGCCAGTCACATTGAGCGTTACTTAACCTATCCATGATAGCAGGCCTTCCTTTTCTTTCTAGTATTTCTTTTTTCCTAACTGATAATGATTTCACCACTGCTATAATATCGTTTGGGACTATAGATTCTGTAGGGCCATGCACATATGTAGACACTGCCCTAGCCAAGTATTGTCCTCCTACCTTCTGTTTGTGATCAACTCGTAGGAATTCAGCAATAGCGCCTAGAAAACATTTGTGAGACTGAAATCTGATATTAAGTGATGCCGCACCTCTCATAAGCACCTGTACTTGGTGCAGATTCGTAACAGCTGCCAACACGTCATCACCATTATGTAAGGTTGGAACCAATTGGCCATCTAGACACGAGTCTATGTATATCTTGTTTAGTACTGTGTTTATAAAGGTGGTCATACGCCATCCCGAGAGTAGTGTTCCCTTTGCCTTATACCTACCACCCAATTTGTCTAACACAGTAACATCATCCAGTGCTGCTATCTGCCAGTTGATAGCCGTGACTTGGTCTGGGTCTAGATAATGGGAAAAAACGTCACGGTATGCAATCAGTACCATCTGCATTGTTACAGTGGAGTGCTGGGAGTTGAAATCTTCAAAATCGAAACAAAAAGGCGTGCCGTTCTTGATAACGTTTTGGACGGATGAAGCGACGTTTTCAGTGGTAGCGCTTTTACCTATAGGAAAAACATTACTCAACAAACTTTCACAATCACCAAAACCATACTGACTGAGCACGAAACAAGTGTTGTCCACACCGTAGATTGCTCGTTGTTTACCCCATTCGTACTTAGTCATTGCCTTAGCCTGTACTTCTGGGGTTCGGTCAATGAAGTGACTTATAGGATAATGTGGCATCCTACTCATGGCGAAGATTTTATTGCGTAGTGTACTATCAGATGCTTTGAATTCATCGTCCTCTTTGTACTGACTAAAGAAAGTGCCCGCCGGTGCCCACTTCCATCTCATCTTCCAATGGTTATCCCACTTCTTCTTAGTCGGTTTGTGTCCGTTACGTAGTAGTCGAGAAAATAGCTCTCCACACTTACGATAGACAGTGTTACTGTCAATATTACAAACATTCGGGTTCACACGGTGGTCTTTCTCAGCTGCCCAGTCGACAGTACCAAGTCCCCTATTCACTAAAACTTCAAACTCGAAACATGGTGTGAGGTCAATAGAGAGACAGTTCTGTAGGGCCTTGAGTCTGAGTGTCACCGTATTCTTGACGTAGCTAGCAAAGGATAGAACATCTATATACGGCTTATACCATACTTTGCTGTTAGATACGTATTGGTATATTTCATCCGGCATATTCAGTATCCAAACAACCAGGCCGGCAAAAAAGGCCTCAGTGAAGTCAGGGTGCTGAACGAGTCGTGATATAAAATACTCCAAAAAACGTATTTTTGACATCACGTACGTCTCATCAAGCGCCTTCAACTCGTTGACCGTAACATGGCGTAAGTGCTTAGCAGACACCTTGGTATGGTTAAGAGAAATCTCCTTTCGTAAGATGGCTGATATTGTCACAGGCCTTAGGTTTTGTAAATGAGTGTATTGGTGATTAGTCATAAATACGTCTTTTATAATATCTTGATCATTAACTGGTCCGAATGGAAATAAGGACACTCCATATTGAATTCGGGAAATGTATCGTAAGTCAGCGTCTTTAAGTAAGTGAAAGTGAGTCTTAGAGTGAATGTAATATGCAGTGATTCCCAGTAAAGTAAAATAATGTGCCGCCAGCGGTACAGAGTGAGTGGTTAATTTCTTCCATACAGTTCCAGACCCTGTCTGACCTTGTCTCACGTCAAGTAAGACGTATTCAGCTTCACTGAAGCTACAAGATGCTATTGAGTTAGTACCAGACTTTTTCAAGCATCTCGGTATGTGTTCTAGCTCAGCTAGTCTCCGTCTGCCGGAGGTGGTAACTCGTCGTTTGGTTGTTCCATCGTGTCCGCACCATTCCGAGATTGGGAAGCTTGAGTATTGTTTCTCAACGGCATCCCAACGATCATCGTGTCCACGTGAAAACCCGCCAGAGC